ATAGCTGCATGTGGCTTTTATTCGATAAAGACAGCCAAAACAAAAAGGAATTTGCTATTAAAACTTTGGTCGACGGGATAGAGCTTCACAACCTAGAACACGAGGTTGAAGCAACCTTTGATTTTAACGGAATATCCCTAACCCTCAGAAAGAGATACCAAGAAAAATGGACCCAGAAACGCGGTTCAGTAACAGCGGATTTTACAGGTCATACAACAAATTATTTTATCGATGGAGTGCCAGTTAAGAAAAAGGAATACCAGGATAAAGTAGATTCCATCATCAAAGAGGATGTTTTCAAATTACTTACTTCACCTTCATTTTTTAACGAACAAGTCAAGTGGCAGGATCGCCGTAAAGAACTACTGGAGATAAGCGGCGATATATCGGATACCGAAGTTATCGCAAGCGAAGGCTCACTAGCTGTTTTACCATCCATATTGCAAGGTCGGACAATTGAAAACCATCGGAAAATCATTGCAGCTCGCAGAACGGAAATTAATAAGGAAATTGAGAAAATTCCGGTTCGTATTGATGAAATTGAACGAAACCTTCCTGATTTAGGCGGTATTAATAGGTCATCATACGATGCAGAAATTGCCAGGCTAAACGGTGAAATCGATGAGAAATCAACACTCATTAATAATATCCGGAATGGAAATGCCGTTTCTGCTAAACAAAGGTCAATTCAGGAAATTGAAATCGCAATGCTTCAAATTAAGCAAGAGCACCAGGCTAATTCTGGAGATAAAGTCTACCAACTAAAGGCGCGGATTCAAGAGGAAAATTCAAACGCAACTATCCTTCAATCCAAAATAGACTCTATCAAGCACCGAAAAGAAATGAATCAATATTCAAACAAAGAATTGAACTACAGCATGGAAAAACTTCGCAAGGAATGGTTTGAGTTGGATGCTCAAAAGTTTATCCATGATTCAGAATGCAGTTGTCCTACTTGCGGTCAGTCGCTTCCAGAAGAACAAGTTCAAACAGCAAGAGATAAAGCTTTGGCGCAATTTAACAAGTCAAAATCGGAACGAATAGAAGCAATCAATAAAAACGGCAAACTTTCAAAAGAAAAATTCGAGGAATTAAGAAAAGCCAACGAACAATTTGACAAAGAAATTGAAAAAATTGAAGGTCAGCTTAAAGAGAAAAAGGTGTTAGTTTCAAAATTGCAAGGAGACTTATCCACAGCAGAAAGCACCGTTGTGGATATCATGGACAATCCTTCTTACACGTCTAATTTGGTTGAGAAACAACAGATTGAGAAGGAAATTCGTGAGTTGAAAGAAGTTGCAGAACAATCCGTTCGAGATATTTATAGTGAAATTGCTGAACTAAAAATAAAACGTGATCAATTGCAAGGTGAGGTAGGTAAGTTTGCAGTCGTTGAACAGTCACTAAAAAGAATTGATGATCTTGGCCAACAACAACAAACGCTAGCAGCAGAATTTGAAAAGCTAGAAGGCGAGCTTTACCTAACAGAAGAGTTTATCCGGACCAAGGTGAATTTACTGGAGGATAAGATTAATAGCAAGTTCAAATACGCCAAATTCAAGCTGTTTGCGGAGCAAATCAACGGAGGGCTAACAGAAGTATGCGAGACTCTTTTCGAAGGCGTACCGTACTCCTCAGGGCTTAATAATGCGGCAAAAATTAATGTTGGATTAGACATCATAAATACACTTTCCGAACATTACGGTTTCTCGGCTCCCATCTTTGTAGACAATGCGGAGGCTGTTACGAAATTGATTGATACTAAGGCACAGGTCATCAGCCTGGTAGTGTCGGAAGCAGATAAGGTACTTAGGGTTGAACAGATAGAAAATAGCTTAGAGGAGGCAATTTAATGAGTAATCAACTAGCTTTAATCAAAAAAGACACAGTGGATGTAGTGGCGGTAAAGGTGAAAGAATTTCAGGAAAAAGGGGAGCTTCATTTTCCGGCTAACTACAGCCCCGAGAATGCCATGAAATCTGCATGGCTTCTCCTTCAAACCATCAAAACAGGAAAACAGGATGGTTATAGACCAGCCTTGGAAGTTTGCACAAAAGACAGTATTGCAAACAGTTTATTGGATATGGTTGTTCAAGGCTTAAATCCAGCGAAAAAACAAGGATATTTCATCGTTTACGGTAAGCAGTTAACTTTTCAGCGGTCCTATTTCGGAACTATGGCTGTTACCAAGCGAGTAACTGACGCGCAGAGCATTGATGCTGCTGTCATTTACGAAGGCGATGAGGTTGACTACGAAATAATAAACGGTCGCATTGCCAATCTTACTCACAAACAGAAATTCGGGAACATCAACAAAGAAAAAGTAATCGGAGCATACGCAACAATCATCATGGGTGACGGCACAGCTTACCACGAACTAATGACTATAGATGAAATCAGAAAAGCTTGGAGTAAGGCGCAATTTTGGGGGAAAGACCAAACAGTGGAATCCAAGGGATCTACTCACGATGAATTCAAAGGGGAAATGGCTAAAAAGACAGTCATTAATCGTGCGTGCAAGAAATTTATGAACTCTTCCGATGACAGTAGTTTAATCATGCAACATGTTAACCGTTCGGATGATGCGGCGGAGGAAGCGCAACTCGAAGAGAAAATTCGAAATAATGCCAATGGCGATATTATTGATGTGGAATTTGAAGAAGCACCGGCAGAGCAAACGCAAATAGAAAATAATGCTCCTGATCCTATTGAAGTTAAACAGCCTCAAATGGAATATGAAGGTGGTCCTGGATTTTAATGATTGAGATAAAAGCATTAGCTTCCAGTAGCAAGGGGAACTGTTATCACGTTACGGATGGCAGCACTCCCCTCCTTTTGGAGTGTGGTATCAACTACAAAGAGATTCAGCGCGGACTTAACTTTCAAGTAACTTCGGTTGCTGGTTGTCTGGTCACCCATGAACATAATGATCATGTGAAAGCAATAAAGGATGTAATGAAGGCAGGAATCGACGTATACGCTTCAAAAGGCACGTTCGAGACTCTTGCTATTAGCGGAAATCGAATGAAGCCAGTAGTGGCGAAAGAACAGTTCCATATAGGTACATGGACCATCTTGCCATTCGAAGTTGAACATGATGTTTCGGAACCAATAGGATTTCTTCTAGCGAATCAGCAAGGCGAGAAGTTACTTTTTGCTACTGATACTTATTACATTCGCTATAAATTTAGCGGACTCAATTACATTATGGTCGAGTGCAACTACAGCACGGATATCCTTAATCAAAATGTTGCAGATGGACTTATAGATAAAGGCAGAAAAAAACGGCTCATGCGATCCCATTTCAGCTTAGAGAACGTGAAGGAATTTTTAAAGGCTAATGATTTATCAAAGGTTCAAGAAATATGGCTACTTCACCTTAGCGATACGAATTCTAATGCGGATCTATTCAAAAAAGAGATACAGGAGCTCACAGGAAAGATGGTGTTCGTACCGTGATAAAACTATTCATAAACGGAGGTTGAAAAACCTCATTTTTTAACACCATCGTTGCGGAATTTGAGGAACGAAAAGATGTCTAAAAGTAGAAATAAAGCATAGGGAGAGTGTCGAAATGAATCAATTAGTAACTATCGAAAATGGAAAAGCGGTAACAGACTCTTTAACGGTTGCGGAAGTATTCGTAAAAGAACACAAACGTGTTATGCAAGATGTTCGGGATTTAGGTTGTAGCGAGGAATTTAGACAGCACAATTTCGTGCTTTCCTCTTATGTAAATTCTCAAAACAAGGAATTGCCTATGTATTACATGAGTAAAAAGGGATTTACTCTATTGGCAATGGGTTACACCGGAAAAGAGGCTATGAAATTTAAAGAAGCGTATATCGATGAATTCGAGCGAATGGAAGAAGAAATAAAAAAGCCTCGAGTATTATCCGAAAAAGAACAACTCATGGCATCGATGAAGCTATCACTAGAAACAGCCGAAGAGATTACTGCAGTAAAAGAAGAAGTGAAAGAGGTTCGCGGCATGGTAGAAAATCAAATTACGTTAGATCATGGCGAGCAACGAAGGATTCAAAGGGCAGTCAATTGTAAGGTCTACGAGCTAGAAAGTGATAAAGAGATTCGCAAAAAGCTATTCAGCGAGCTTCATAGGGAAATTAAAGATAGGTTTGCCGTCACCAGCTACAAAGATATCAAACGGAAGGACATGCAGTCAGCCGTCCGGTACATAGAGGCTTGGGTGCCGAGGAGGGTGTCATGATGTTAGCTGCCTACTTGTTTGCAGTATTTACATTCATTATCGGGGTCATGGTTGGCGACTTTACAGCGGAAAGGAGTGAAAGTTAATGAAAGACGGAGTGGCTTTACTATACATCAATGATGGAATTTTATATCCAGTTGCTTTAACTGAAGAACAAAATGACACCTTACAGTTTACCGTTAGATTACTCGGGCCTTTGAGTGTGGTAATGGACCAACCTCAGGGAACAGCAATTAATTTAATTAAGAAAAAGTAAAACCCGATGCTACCAACATCGGGCCCAAGTCAAAACAAACTTACTAATAGTCTATCACGATTTACGAGATTTATGCCAAGGAGGCAGAAAAAGATGGCTAAATTCAGAATGGTTCATACAGAGTTTTGGGATGATCCGAAAGTAGTCGAAGAAATGACACCAGAGGATAAATTTTTCTTTCTTTACCTTTTAACCAATTCAAATACTACTCAAATAGGTATTTACCAAATTACTAAAAAACAAATGGCGTTCGATATAGGTTACTCCCAAGAGAGCATAAATTCTTTGCTGGAACGTTTTATACATCACCATAAAATTGTTATTTACAACATTTCAACAAGGGAATTAGCGATTAAAAACTGGGGTCGTTACAACTTTAATAAAGGCGGTAAACCCGTAATTGATTGCGTTAATTCTGAATTAAAAGCAGTTAAAGATATTTCTTTGATTCAATTCGTCGGTGAACGAATTGATAAGGATGAAATTAGGAAATTATACGAGTCGTACTACGATACGTCCACGACAGGTGGACAAGAAGAAGAAAAAGAAGAAGAAAAAGAAAAAGAAGAAGAAGAAGAAAAGAAACCTTCTCGTCCTAAACAAGTTTACGACGAACAGAGTATTCACTATCAGTTAGCTTTAAGACTTTATCAAAATATCCTTGCTAACAATGAAAATCATAAAAAACCAGATCTAAAAAAATGGGCAAACGATGTCAGGTTGATGATGGAACGAGATAAACGTACAGAGGATCAAGTCATCTACCTTATGGACTGGTGCCAGAATGATGCCTTTTGGAAAAAGAATATCCTATCTCCATTCAAGTTGAGAGAGAAATTTGACCAGCTCGTGATTACGGTAAAAGAGGAAATGAAGAAAAAGAACCTGCAAACAAGTAAGGGTAATGACGTACCTCGAGCTTACCAAAGTCTAAAAGATTGGGCGGATGAAGATGAATCGTAAAGAGATTATTAATTTACTAGGGATTGCTACAGCGAACTTCCCCAACTTGCAGACGAAGGATATGCAACCGACAGCGGTATTGTGGGAAAAGGCATTAAAAGATATTGATTATATGACAGCAGAGAAGGCCCTCATAAAAGTATTATCAACCTCGAGGTTCTTTCCGACGATAGCTGACATCAGAGAAGCTGCATCTCAAATTACAAACCCTAGGGTAATGGACGCTATAGAGGCTTGGGGGCTCATTGTGAGGGCGATTCGAATGTTTGGTATGTATCGTCAGAAAGAAGGCTTAGAATCCTTGCCAGTGGACGTGAGAGCCATGGCAGAACGCTTTACCTGGCGAGAGTTATGCCTAAATGAAAATCCTGACACCTTAAGAGCTCAGTTCCGAATGGCTTGGGACACTCAGAGTAAACGTGAAACTGAAATGCGGCAGATTCCCCGGAATATCAGGGGATTGATTGAAGATACGGCAAAAAGCATGAAATTACTCGAGTAAGGGAGGCTGGTCCTTTTGAAATTAGGTGACAAAGTAAAAGTTTCCAAGGTTTTAGTTAAGTCGCATGAATACTTACCTGATAATCCTGATTTAATGACGTCAGAGCAAAAAGAAAAATTTGAGGATGGCGACCCGATTTGGGTACAAAAACGTGTGATTAAGGAATTCGAAAAGGTTAAAACAGGTATTATCGTTGGCAAAAGAAGAATCAGCCTCTCAAACCTTTTAGATTGGGTAGAAGGAGATTACTACATGGGCGATTACAGTGATATTGGAAAATTCCAATCGATAGAGACCACTTTTGAAACTGTTTATCTAGTCGCCTGTGATATGAAGGGTCTTTACTATGTTCGTCTAGGTGATTTAGAAGGTTTAAATATTGATAGTCACAAACCACCATACATGGATCTGGACGATTAGGAGGGTGAACATGATCTTAGCCAAAATAAAAGAGAACTTCAAT